TGCTTCGGGATTCATAGCTACCGCAATAGCACCATTAAAGGTTTCAGTTGTGCTATCTACAACAATTTTATTTGTTGTAACTTTGCCAGTAGCAAAATCTGGATAATCAACTGCTTTATAGGCGAAATTATCAAAGTTCAGCGCAAATATCGGGTTGGTGGTACCGTAATTGATGAAGTTGATAACTTCTTGTACTTCTTGATCAGATAGGACTCTGTCGTAAATAGCAATACTATAAAGAGCCATAGATAGAAACTCTTTTATCTTTGATTGACAACCGATATAAAAAGGAGTCTCTATTAATCTTGGAGTATTAATAATTCCGACTCCATAATCTCCTACTGTATTATAGTTATCAAAATTAGTATTAATATTTTCATCAGTGAAATTATATACCATATAAGTTCTAATAGCAGATGTTTCAAGAACATATTGCCAACCATTAAATAAACGTACAGGCTTGTGTTTAATAATAACAGTTCCTACTTTATACCCTACCTTATCAAGCTTTAGGTAATCGTTAACACCATCCGTAACAATAGCTCCTTCATATTCTGGAACTTCTTCAATTCTTACACGCCTATCTGTAGGTAAGTCAAATTCACAAAGATCTATAACCGCAGTAGTGTTTGGGAAACGATCTTCTGAAACAGATGGAATAACATGAACCCCATCTCCCATTTGTATATTTTTGTTTACACCATCCTCTCTATATTTAAAAGTAGCAAAAGAACCGTTTAGTCCAGTAATTCTAATTTTAAAAGAAGGATGAACATAAGTAACACCATTTGTTGATGGTTTAACATTTAACCATACACCGCTTTTAGTTGTACTGTTAATATTATCTATTTCAACATAAGAAGATGTCTTTGTATATAAAGCGTCATTCTGAATAATCCAGTTATTAAAATTATTGACATATAAACCATAACCACTACCTGAACTCCATCCAAAGTTATATGCTGTTAGTACGTTGCCTAACAGTCCTGTTACAGTTGTTCTATCCTTATCAAAATTGGATTTCCCTCCAAAATTCCAATAATCCACAAGGGAATCAGAGAACGGAAAATCAACCTTATGACCACGATCTGCAACAGCAGAAGACAAACGTATCCCCCTAACCTGAGCCGTGTTAATGCCAACGCGGTTAATCTTTACCTGATTGATTGAAACTTTCATTCCGATACAAGAATTTTAGCCAAAGTAGGCTGTGAGATAGACTGCACTTTGATATACATCCCGGGAATCACTCCTGTAATAGCAACATCTATTGTGCTACCCACATAGTTATATGATCCGAAAGGAACATAATTCGTATTTGTCATACTCTGAAACAGAGCGACATTATTTCTTTCCTTATCTTCACTTGCAAATTCAAGATGAAGGCCTGCATCCGATTGAAGTTGCACAGGGTCCGATACATAAAGTTCACCCTGTTTGCTGAAAGTTAAATCTGTTAGAGCCATGTTACTTTGAATTTAAATAGTTAATAATACCTTCTATGTGAATATTTGCCACAGTCCGCTTGCCCTCAGCCGACAATAAGAACTCCACGTCTTCCTTGTTGTCCTGGAAGAAGTTCTCCGTCAGTACAGTGGGGCAGTTCGTATCCCGGCAAATAGCCAAGTTCTGCACCCAATAGTCCACATCCGGAGTCTGTTTGCGTACTGTCACACCTTTACTTATTGCTGCTTGTGCCAGGGAAGAAGCTAACATCTTGCTATTAAAAGAAGCATTATCACTGACATATACACCCCATCCCCGAGCATTCATCCAACTTGTCCCGTTACCGGCCGCATTGCAATGAATGGATACCAGAATAGCGTTCTTTTGAGAATCGCGATAAATATTATTAGCACGTTTACAACGCTCAGACAATGGAACATCCACGTCCTCCTTCACAATGCGTTCCGCGTCAACACCATGCTTTCTCAGCCCGAAAACTACCATATCCGCTATCTCTCTGGAATAAGCCCACTCACGCAACCTTCCGTCCGGTGAACACTTTCCCTGTGTATTCTCGCCATGGCCATTGTCAATTAGAACTTTCATATCATTCATTCTTTGTCCTCCTCCTTTTTAGTTATCACCTCTTTTAAATCTTCTTTCTCTATCTTGAATACCTTTTTAGCAAATAACCCAATAGCTACTATCAGATTAAAATCATACCCCTTGGGCTTAAGAATATTCGATATAATAGAACATCCCTCGATGAAGCAGACAGATAAGCAAGCGAATATATCAATGTTATATCTTCCACCACTGGCCTCGTTTATCATCACCACCATAATGACAAAGCTAAAATAGGTAACCATCTTACCCATTGTAGCCCGCCAAGCCCTACTAAACCTCACGCGCTCACCCATCAACAAGCTCTTCCTGCATCCCGTAGCCAAATCACACAGTATTACAAAGAACATAGTGATCAACCATGGGATCATGTGCTCTATAGCTTCCATTACGAAACTTCCGGCTACAGGAGCAAACAGACCAGAAGAGAATTGATGTATTGATTTGTCTTGCATATTTGTCTTTTTAAATAATAATACTACATTTGTAATCAGATTACATAATTAGATTAAAACTAGATAAATGCGTGGCCTATCTTGCCTGTGAAGGTGAGGTGGGCTTTTTTATGCTATGACTTATCACTAGTGATCTGGTCAATGATCTTACGGATATCAGACATATAACATTCAAAGTCATTCGTGTAGATAAAACTAATAGTAGTTATCTGCGGAGTTGGAACAGGGTCAAATCGGACCTCTCCCAACTTCATCTCTCTAATCTCTTCATGTGTGCCATCTCCGTCGGCGTTCGGTACCGTTTCTGTTGCATTATCGGTTACACCGACAAATATCGACTGTTTGTTACCATTGATTGAAGTATATCTGATCGAATATTTAACGGTTGGAATACTTAAAGAAGTTCCTTCAAAGCTATTTACTTCTGTTGTACCAGTAGCTACAATTTTAATCTCTTCGTTCATAACATTTTAATTTTAAGTTTATAATAAGTTTATTCTTTGTTTTGATTCAAAGCTGAATCCAGCAATTTGAAGAGGGGAAACTTTATATAAGCAAAGAAAATCTGATCTGATAATCCTCTAATCAAATCAACGTTAGATTCATCTACTTCAACTTCACCTTCAAAATATATTTTCCGGCCTAAATCTTGTTCCTGGATATCACGCGCATTGAAATAAATAGCATTACCTAAGTCCTTGCTTACGTCTCTGTAATCAATCACTCTCTCCGTTCCGACAATGTTGTCATCAGAGTCTTTCTTCTCAACCTCTTTCATCAAGACGTTTCCTTCGATATCGTAAACCACGATCTTTCTAAAATCTATTTTCATACTCTATATATTTATATTAAACTCCACAATAATTTAAAATCCAGTATGTCCCATCAAAGACAAACATAAATAGGTCTGAGTTATTACCTAAAGTAGCTGACGATAATACTTTGTTTGAGTAAATACTACTTGTTCCACCATAAATAGTTACACTTCCATTCCTTCTACGAACATAGATAAATCGCCCAACCTCTGGATATCCGGGAAGGGTCACATTTATACTACCAGAATTAGTACATACAACAAAGCAATCACTACTATCCAAAGCGATAGATGATGATATAACCCGAGTTCTAAATATTAACCCCTGAGTCATTTTGACGATACCATTAGTAATCAACTTGCTATTGATATTGACTGCTACGGTGCCTGCAAGATTTATATTTGTACCGTTAAGATCCACATAGCTATTACCTGATGTAGATATAGATGCTCCACCGTCATTACGATCAACACTTATCGTCTGAGGAAGTATGACAACCTGCCCTTCAGCGTTTTTCATTAAAATCAAGGTGTTTCCCGCATCCGAAACCAGTCCATTGTTTATAATTTCAAATTTACCTATTTTAGCCCCGTCAGTCACGGTGAGATTTCCTGTTGTAATTCGACCAGCCGCCAGAGCATTAACTACGATAGCTGTAGCATCAATCAAGTTCGTTCGAATCAATCCACCATTGATAATAGTTTTTCCCTGAGTAGCATACGAAGCCATTTGGTCATACGAAGAATATCCGAGTTTTGTTGCGAAATCATTCTGCAAGTTACGCATAGCGGTAGCGTCCAAGAATCCCTGCGGGCCTTGAGGTCCTTGTGGACCAGTGTCTCCCTTATCTCCTTTAGGCCCCTGAGATCCCTGTGGTCCCTGAGGACCAATAGGCCCAATAGATCCGGTAGCACCAGTAGCACCGGTAGGTCCAGTTGGACCTTGGGGACCCTGCGGGCCTTGCGGCCCTGTATTACCCTTGAAA